ACTACCAAAACCAGATGCTGCTGCTGCTTGTTCTTCTTTATTTAGACACATGAGAGTTCAAACTCAAAATGGATTAAATCTTTTAGAAGAAGTTGAGGAAATGAGTTCTGCTGTTGCGGGATTTTATAGTTATACTGCTGATGATGGTATAAATAGTGATAGGTCAATTAACGAGGGATTATCTCTAACCAATAATTCTGCTAATCAACTTTTCTGGAATCCTCAACCACTTCCAAGTGCTAATATTACAACACCACTTACTTCTAAAAAAGTAGCAATCTCACTACCTCTTCACGCATCAGGTATTCTTGGGCCAAGTGCATCTGTTGTTCCAAATGCTGCATTAGGTGGAACAAAACTCACACTTCATACTAATAATATTAAAAAATCAATTCGTCTTGCTGGTGATAGTGGTGAAAATGGTAAGAAAAATGCTCTTGTAAAAACACAAGTATTAGCTGCTGCTTGGGATAATCCTTCATTAACTCATGTTGTAGATATTACTACAAAAACACCAGATAGTGGAGATTGTGGATTTAGTATCGGCGATGCACTATATTATAAAGTGGGGACTACTGATACATTAATTGGAATTTTAGTATCTGTTGGAAATGCTGCTGGTGATATGACCCTAAAAGTTCGTGCAAATGTTCCAATTAATACTACTGGCCCATTACTTGCTGTTGATACAAAACTTTACACCCTAAAACAAAATGTATATGAAGGTTGGACTCCTGGTGTAAATATGCAAGGTGGCGGTGCTGATGCTACTATTAATACTGCCGTAGCAGCTGCTAAGGTAAAAGTTGATTATACTATTACTGATTTAGAAATGATTGTAGAACAGGTTCAACCTCCTCAATCATATATTGATGATATGGTAAGAAAAATTAATAGTTCCACAGGACTCATCATGAATTATCGCAATTTATCGCTTCATAAGGTAAATCTCGTAGGACAAACTGGTTTATTGAATGCTTCTATTAATAATACTGCTAAAAGGGTTTATTCTCTAAATGCTATGCCCCTTGCATCAACTGATACTTATGATGCTGGAAACCTCGTGGCTAAACCTGATGGAATTACATCTTATCAGTGGGAAATCAACAATCGCCTTGAACCAGACCAACGAGTTCCACTATCACGACTATCTATGACCCCAGCTTATGTAGAACAACTTGCCCTCCAAGAGACCTATAAAAGTTTAACAAATGCGGGACACTTTGTTAAATCTTTACAAAATGCAGAAAAGAATTTTGTTATTGGTAGAGCAGTTTCACTTTTTGGCTCAGTTAGTGATATTACTAAAAGTGATTTATCTCTTCGTTTAGAATATGGTTCAACTGCTTCTTATGCTAAAACTCTTAATGTATATGCTACTACTGCAAGAACATTAATAGTCCAGAAAAATAATATTGAAGTTGTTTATTAAAAAATTTATTAGAAATTAAATTTAATTAAATTTAATTAATTAATTAAACTATTTAAAAAGATTAAATTATTATCTTAATATAATATAAAGAATGGAGAACACACTATTAGAAGTAAATACTAATTTTGCTGAAATGGATAGAGAACATTTTTATTCATTATTTATGGATATAAGAAAAATGTATAATTTATTTAGAAAATATCATAATGAGGATAATGATGCTAAAACTATGGCTTATGATTATGTTCTTGATAATCTTACTGATACTCTCTTTTTTGAGGAACAATTACGGCATAGAAATTTAAAGATGAAAGATTGTTATATAAAATGTTAATTAGTATATAATAATTTTTATTTTATTTAATTTTTATAAAAAATTTTATTATTATTAATAAAATGACTATTATTTCACAAGATAAGAATGAAATACTCCCTATTAATATGCCCGCCAATAATGAATTCAGTTTTGCGAAAGGTGCGAGTTTAATAAATTTTATTATTCCACAAAGTCCAACCCTACTTCTTACCAAAACTCTAAAACTGAATGCAAAATTAAGAGTCAATCGTTCCACTTCTACATTCTCTACCCCAGTTTTTCCAAATAATATAAATAATAAAGGTGGTGGTGCGTATTCGTTAAGAATGAATTCTCGTGTTGGTGTGAATGCTCTTTTTGATACTATTACAATTTCACAAGGTCAAGGTGGTAATGTTATGGAATCTTTAAGAAATGTTGGTAGATTAATGGCTCTTACTAAACCACTTACTCATAATCAAGCTCAATATGACGGGGAGCTAAATGGTAAAGACCCCAGTTTAGCATCAAGAGATAATATTGGTGCTGTTGGTGTAAATACCGAAGTATTTGTTTCTATTCCTATTGAAACAGGTCTTACCATGGGAAATGAATCTTTACCCCTCGGTGTTAATGGCCTTCGGGGCTGTGAGATACAAATCCAATTGAGAAACGATAAAGATGTATTAATTACAAGTGAAGCTGATGGTAATTCAGTATATTATAGTTTAGTGGATTGTTCTCTTTGCTACGATACTATTGCATTCGATTCATCAACAACTGAAATGATGGAAAGACCAGCAACAGGGGAATTAGAATATAATTCATGGGCTTCACAATATCAAGTAATTAATGCAAGTGATACTCAATTAAATCTTTCATTTGGAACAAGTAAAACATTAAGTGTTATAGCAAATACTATACCTACAACCCACATTAATAATATAGCAAAAGATGGTTTCTCAACTGATAATTTTAAAAATCAAACAGCAGGTGTATATAACGCAGATGCTACATTAGACAAAGTAGTTTTCATTAAAGATTCTATGAGAGTGCCTCTTGATTATGAGATTGAATGTAAAGAACAATCAACAGAAGATAGACCACGAGTGGAGGTAATTGATGAACTGAAATCTGCTATGAATGTTGAAGGTTCTTCTATGACCCTTGTATCTCTTAATACTGAAAATCAACTAAAAACAAAAGTAAATCTAAATGGTGATGAAGTAGCATCTCTTGACCCAGCTGTTAATGTTGAAGCACAAGCTAAACCAGTATTTGGTTTGGGAATAAATGAAGATAATTTAACAAAAGTAGGAAGAAATTTTTCTACTTCCATATTCGGTCTTCGTTTAGAAACTTCCTTAAATGGTTCATCTCCCAATTCTGTAAATGTATTCACATTATCTAAAAATAAATTAACTTATTCTCCACAAGGTATTAGTGTAAGTTCTTAAAACATGAAAAATAAATTATGTTTTATATTTTACATTATCTCTTAAAAATTATTTTATTTAATTTTTCTAATATTTTTTATTTATATAAATAAAATGTCTAAATCACAATTACCCGATGTTTTAATACCTGTTAATAAAACAACTATGAGTAATGTAGAAATATATACTTCTGTTTTAGAGCCCATAAATAAAACTCAGCGAAAAGTGGTCTGGAATTTTAAGCAACAAGGCATACTAAATGCTGGTTCTCGTCTCGTTATGTCCGTGCACCCAGAAGATGCTGCATCAAGTGCTGCTGGTGATTGTTTCCTATCTTTAACGGCAGGAATAGCCGGGTGTATTGATAGTGTTATTCTCAGGGCAGGCACGAAAGTATTATCCAGAATAGAACACTTTGGTAAATATTATGCTATGAGAAAATCAGTTCATACTGCTTCACAAAAACAAAATCTGGATATGGTTTTTGATGGTGGAGTTTGTAATATTGGCCCATCAGCTAATACTGATGGATTACTTGCTATTGATGCGGGTTCTGCAATCTATGTTAATAAAACTACTGCATCTGTTCCAGATAAATACAAAGTAGTTCAAAGTCAAACTGAATCAAGTTTATTTAGTTTATCTCTGGCTGACTTGGTGCCGATGATGCGGGGCTTACAATTGCCTCTTTTTGCGATGGAAGAAATTGTATCATTAGAAATTAATTTAGTTCAGCAAGCTAATCCTGAAACTGGTAAAACTATTATGTTTAGAAATGCTCCTGGGACTACTACTGCTTCTACATATTCTCTTGATAATTTCCAACTTCATTTAGATTATCTTGAATATGATTTACCTGTAATGAATAATATTAGAAACCAAGTAATGAGTGATGGAATGCCCCTCAAATTTCCAGATATAACAACTACTACAACCCAATTAATTTCTCCTGGTGGAATTGGAACTGGTGTTGCAGAAACTTCTCATGATGTTAGAGAGGTCGGTAGTTCTGGTTTAAAAGTTAATTCAGTAATGGTAGTAGAAGATAATGGTCTTGCTAATCCACTTGCTGGAAAATATCGTAGTGATGCTATGATTCATGCTCCTCATTTTAATTGGAGAGTAAATGATAGAATTATCTATCCAAGAAAATTAACTAATACATCTTATATGAGAAATGAAATGGAACAAATTTTAGGATTTCCCATGAGTGTTTGTAATGGTGAATATTCTAATGATGTGGAAAATGATTTCTTTGATAATAAAAATGGAAAACAAAATATCGTATTTGATGCTAATGTATTAATGATGGGTCAAGCATCTTCTACACTATCTGGTAATTATTTTATTACTGGACTTGATTTAAGAAAAGGACCAGGTGGTGATGGAACAGAAGTAATTAATAAAAATATTCTTTATGAGAGAGATACTACTTACTCTTTTAACGACCAACAAAATAGAAATCTTATTTTCTATGTAGAACATGAAAGGTCATTTATTCTCAAAGGTGGTGTTGTTCTTGTTAGTTCTTAAAATTAATTTATAATTACTCAAATAAATATAAATATTATATAATTTTTTTTATTTTTATTATTCGTTATAAATAAATGGAATATTCTATTATAGTTGAATCTAATCAAGAAGTAGCAAAGAAAAATTATGCTGTGGATTATGGAACTGCTATTAATACTGATAATTATAATGATGAATTTAGTAATAATAGTTGGAAGATTAAACTTCCACAAAGTATTACATTAGATGTTGGTGATAGAATCCAATATTATCAATCCATGATTAAATCAAAGGGGGTTAGTGATGAATCTGTGGAATTAATTGGGACTGCAAATAGTAATCAAGAATTAACTGATAATGCTGGTAGAATGCAGTTTGGTTATTATATTTATAATAATTGGTTAAATAATTGTATGCTTCCATTAGGACAATCAACTTTAAAATCTCCACAAGCCAAAGCAGCAGGAGCAGGAACTTTTAGTTATAGACAATTTAATTATCAAGATACTAAACATACATATAATATTGCTGATGAAACTGAAACAAATATACCTTGTGTATGGTGGAGTGATTATGGTGGCCCATCATTAGAAACTACTGATGAATGGCTTGTTAATGGTTCAACAAGTTTATATCGTAATGCTAATGAATTAAATGCAGCAGATTTTGGTTTTAATAATGCTAATTTAACTGCTACAAATAATTTAGCACATTATGTTCCAGATACACAAAGATTATATGTTGGAGCTCAGGATTGGGTTGGGCCATATATTAATGGTTATAGTTCTTATCATAATCAAAATTTAACTGGAACTTATAGTAGTAAATATGATATTGTAAAAAGTAATGCTGATTTCCAAACTGATATTGGTTTTAATTCTCCAATTGTAATTGGAAATAAAATAACTGAAAGTTTAAATAATCCTAATTTAGAAGGTAATGATGAATTTGTAAATCCAACTTTATTTGATTATACTGATGATTTAACAACAGATACATCACTAACATCTTATAAAAACTATTTTGATAGTTTTAATCAATTACAAGTAGAAGATGAAAGTTGTAAATGTTTTCCAACAACTTATGGTAAAATGTTATATGACTTACAAAATGGAGTTGATAATTTTTCTATAAATTCAACTTTACAAACTAAAACTGGAATAGCATTACCAACATCGGCACAAAGAATAAAATATTTTTGGAATTGTGTAGCAAGTGGAGATTACAAAAGAACAAGTGCAAGTAGTGAATTATATTCTAATTTAAATTTAAGTAAAAATATACAAACATTAAATATTAATAGTTTATCTAATAGTAGTTTTTTTACTGGTTCTATTCCACCAGATACAAATTATCCTCCAACACCACCAAGCACAACAAAAATAATTGCTGATAATCCTAATTACCCGACAAGTGCCCCCTATGATGTAGGGGAACAATTTTGTCTTTTTGATAATTTTGATGGTGCTTTTACATCTAATTTTGATGCTAATGAAATTGCTAAAATTACAAATAATATAATATTTAGAAGTGATACACAAGCAGATTATAATACAATTAAAAAACCTACTACTGCTGATGAATATTTAAATTTAACTAATAATCAAGTTTTTATGACTAACATGATTGCTAATGATTCTAATTTTGATAAATTAAAAAAAGTTAGAGATTTATTAGAGAAACCATCTGCTGATGATATTAAAATAGATTATACAGACCAAACATTTTTAGATAGTTTATATTTTAGTTTAGAGGTAGGGGCATTAGACGATAGATTTTCTCAAAGTGTTTATGGTATTAGTGGAAATACTACAAAAGAAGAGGCAGGTATTCCTTTACCAGTAGCTTTACCATGTGTTAAATCTATTGCTGATAAATTAGAACCTACTGATACTTCTGCATTATCATATATCAGTTATAAAGATAGAATGAGGTTGCCTATTTATAGTGGCTTATTCTGTAATGAAGATAATATCGTAGAAAAAAATGATGGTGCAAATAAATATACTTTATTAAAAGAATGGAGAGATAATAAGATGTATGAAATGGATTTCTATTCCAGATATAACGCCAACAGAATACCAAGTAGTAATACTTTAACATTACCAACTTCTACTGATTTTGATTTCCAAGATGAAAATGGTGATTATTTTGATGATAGTAAAATTAAAGAAAATGATTTAGGTGTTGTTGTTGCTTATAAAAATATTATAGAAGATGGTGATACTGCTTTGGAATTTGGATTAGGTTCTCAACCAGGAGCAAATCAATTCAGTTTATATTCTGTTAATACTGAAAATAATTATAGTGTAAATTCAGGTGTTTTTGTAAATAAATCTGCTGATAGTGATTTAACTAAATTTGGTGATAATAGCGTTCAATCATTAACAACTAACAATACTATTTATTTATCACAAAATACAACAAATGCTTTTAGTCAAACAACAGATTTACAAACTATATCACCAACAAATGCGATGGTAATTGAATATGAAAGTAATAAACCATTTATTCCAAGTGAAATAGAACTTTATCAGCAAGCAAGTTTTCCTGACCCAAATGCTATAAATTATACAACCATCGCTGGGGCAGGAGTTCCACAAAATTCGGGCACTTATACCAGTTATGGTTTATTTGATAATAATACACCAACTGGAAGAGCAGATAGCGTTGTTCCTCAAAGCGGTAGTGGTAGTATTTATTATTCTTCGGCAACAACTAATACAAAATTGTATGATAATCTAATTGGAAATGCTGGTATGGCGATGACTACAAATGTTTATCCAAAAGCGTTAGCATATGAGCTTGCTACGCCAGAAATTGTAACACGATATATGATTTGGAGAGGGGGAACTTTTCCAATAGGAAAGATGCCTACCCACTGGGAGTTTAGAGCAGCAGCGAGTAAAGCAGTTTATAATAGTATAGATGCTACTACATATAATGTATTGGATACACAAACAAATTTTACAGCTTGGGGCGACAGAGTTACAACAACTGAATCAGCATCGTTAAATTTAGATAAAGGAGTTGTATTTAATGTAAATTCCAATACCAC